TAATACCTCTAACATCATTTGCTTGAATATTAAATGTAAAATTACTTCCCATTCCTAAATCTTGATTAGGTATAATAGTTCCGTTTGTTGAAGGTACAAATAATTCTCTACCACGTTCTCCTACTGTAATTGGCATACCACCTCTAACAGCACCACCTTCTGCCATTCCTACAACAACGTCTGGTATTCCACCTATATCAGGATTAAATCCACCACCACCAAAGAAACTTGTACCTATTTTAAATAAATCTCCTAAAAATCCACCACCACCAGAAGAAGCAGATATTGAAGCTTGTGCTATTTTTTCTTGAGTGATAAGTTTTTCTAAAACTAATTGAGATGCTAGTCTAAGTAATATTTCTATTTGACTAGATATAATTCTTATTAAAGCATTTTGAACTGCACTCTTTAAAGTTTCTCCTAATGATTTACCAAGAACTATTGATTCGGCAATGCCTTTAGAAAAATCTTTTATTCCTTGATTTAAAGTACCAGCTATAATTTCTGCTGTTTTATTTAACTCATTTAATGCACTATCGTTAAGTTCTTTAAATTTTCCTATAATTTGATCTAATAAAGAAATTTGATTTCCTAATCCTTGACCAGCTTGATTAATTAAATCATTAGTTATCTTTTGATTTTCTATATTTGTTTTTTGTTGTATATCAATTTTATTTAAGAAATCTTTAATTGTTGCATAAGCACCAGTTTCTTTTTCAAGTAAAGAATTGTTTTCTTCTAAAAAGAATTTTTGATTTCCAAATTGTTCAACAAATTTCTTTTGTGCATCTAATAATGAACCTAAAGCTAATGCTACAAATTTACCACCTGTTCCTAATAATAAAAATCCTACTATACCTAATTCTCTAACACCTCTTGGTAAAGAATCTATTATTGTTAATAAACCTTCAATACCACTTACTACAAATCTAAAAATAGGTGCTACTGCATCTATAATTAAACCAGCACCCAATAATATTCCTTTAGTTGCATTTATTAAGGTTTGCCCAATTTTAACTGAAAATTCTTCAAATGTTTTTGAATTGTTTGTAATAAGATTATTAATAGTGTCTAAACCAGCTTTTATAAAATCAAAGAAACCAGCTTTATTAATATCCGTTTGAAATTTAGTAAATGTATTAGTTAATTTTTTTAATGTTCCTTCAAATGTACTTGATAATACATCAGTTGCTTGTCCAAATCTTCCACCTACACCAAACACTCTGTTAAATGCTTGTTCTGTTTGGAAAGCACTTATTTCTGCATTTTGTGAAAATCCTAATAAACTTGCTACACCTTTATCTTGAAATAATCTTGCTGAGTTTATTCCTTTAGTAAAAGCTTTTGATATTTGTTCAGCAGATGTTTGAAAGTCTAATCCTGTTATTGATGCAACATTACCAACAATCTGTAAATTTTTAGATAAGTCATCAGTTGTTTTTGAAATGACTGCTAAATTGTTTGCAGAATTTACTATATCATCAAAAGCAAAAGGTGCTTTACTTGCAAATTGAGTTAATGTGTTAAATGCTTGTGAACCTTTTTCTACAGAACCAAATAAAAATGATAATTTATTTCTTGTTAATTCTGCTTGGCTTCCAACATTAATTAATGATTTAATTGTTATTCCAGCACCTAAACCAGCTAAAGCATTTCGTAAATTAAATATTGAGTTCTTAATTTCAGTAAATGCTCTTGAAGCATTGTCTATGACATTAAGTTTTATATTTAGTTGCTGATCTGCCATGTAATTTTTCTCTGTCTGCCTTCACCTTAAAATATGCTATCCAATAATAAAATTCATCTTGTGTCATACACAAGACTTCTTCCATACTTTTTTTTAATTCATAACCAAGAGCAAGTATAGAAAACAACTCAGGGTCAAGTCTTACTTTTTTTCTGCGTCCTCGTAAGATACACTAGACAACATTTCTGTTGCTACTCTAGCTATAACATTTGCATCAGCATTATTCAATAATGTTAGCTTGTCATCTAGCTTAAATATTTTATTTCCGTCTGAGTCTTTTGCTTTAAGAACTATTGCATCTATTAATACTCCAAGATCATCATTCTTTGCACCTTTGAAAAGATTTCTTTTTTCTCCTAGTGTAAATGGTGAGCAATATATTATTAAAGGTTTGCCTTCCTCGCCCCACTCAGCTACCTCAATTTTCTTTATTCCTAAAGCTTCAAATTGTGCCTTCACTCTATCTATAATTTGCATATTTTTTCTTCCTTTTCTATTTAATTAATTATGCTGTTGATAATGATAATGTTCCTGTTCCTTGAAAAGATATTTCTGATTCAACTAATCCATCAAAAGAAGCAGATACAGATTTACCAGTTACGATTGCTGTTCCAGTATAATATTTGTCTCCTGAACTAGCACCTTCAAAATAAAATACTGTTGTTATTGAAGAACCAACTGTTAAAGCTATTTGTGCTGTGTCTGCTTCGTCCATATATACTGATGCTGTTCCTGTCCAAGAAGTTAAACCTGTTTTATAAGTTCTTGTAGAATCTCCCATTGAAGTATCTTCAATAGTATCTCCAGTTGTTTCTAAAGAGTAACTTCTAAGTTCCCCTAAAGTATTTGCACCAATCTTTATGAGACCTTCTGAACCTGTGTGTGTTGCCATTTTTTTTTCCTTGTATTGTTAATGTTAAGGTGTGCCAGAAGTAAATTGATACATAACTCGCACAACTACTCTGATACCACCAATAGGAAACAAAACTCCTTCATCAGTAGATACTTCTACTATTTGAGTTTGTTTTGCGAACCCACCTCGTGTTCTATCAGAATTTAATGAAGTTTCAATCGTTGTGATTAACTCGTTTCTTTTTGTGTCAATATTAGATGTAGTTCCTTTGACATAACCAATAATTACAAAGTCAGCTACAGCTTCTCTTAATGCACTTGAAAAACTTATTGTTTGATCTGTTCTAGTTTCATTTCCTGATTGAACAAAACAAGCTGGATATTGTTGTTCAGATAATTGATCTACGTCAAATGGTTCTCTAGTAATCTTCTTTAAAGTAATAGGAGAAGTTACTGCTGTTAAAACAGTTATAATGTTTGATGCTATATCTTCTCGTTTGCTCATATTTTAGATAGCTTGTTATATTCTTTCATAAATACATTCATAATAGGTTGTTGTTCTCTTTGTCCTATTGCAAAGAATTTTCTTTTTCTTTGATTGCCTAATGCTTTTGTATTTTCAAATTTACTTGCAAAATAAATAATTGCTTCTGTTGGTGAAGATTTTTGAGTGATGTTAGATAACATATTTCCTGAAAAGTTTAAATCAGGTTTAGAAGTTTGTCTGCCCATAAAACCTCTATATTCTTTATAACCACCTTGAAAAGTTTTATATGTTGGAGTTTTTGATTTAGGAGTAATGTTAAAAAAATATGGTGCAGTTGAATATGGTGGGAATGAACCACCATCTGCACTTTGTCCTTTTGCTGTTCTTTGTTTAATTAAAAACATTACGAACTCAGCAGTTCTTCCTAAAGCAGTTTTAACTATTTGTGGTTGTTCTTTTACTTGACGTTCAAAGTTTTTAGCTACTTGTAATGAATTATCTTCAACAGTTAATTTCATCTTACAAGTTGAAGTCTATGTAATGGTGCTTTTTCTACATCAGCTATTGTATTGCTGTCATCAGCATCATATTCAACACCATCTCTAAGTATATCTTCCATTTCACTAGCATACATTTGTTGGTAGTGTTTCATCATTACTTGGAATCTATCTGGGTTATCGTTTGAATTAAATTTTGTAAGTTGTGGACAAGCATAAAATCCTATTACTCTAAATACACTTGCTCTTTTAAATTGTGCATCAGTTAATAGTGTTGCGTCCATTTCATTTGAATTTAAAACAGAAATATCTCTGTAAGTAGTCTTTGCGTAAATTGGAAACCATTTAATTCTTAAATCTCGTTCTATATCTGCTCTTGCTTGTGCGTGATAATCATTTGGGCTTGTGAATGATGCTATTCCAAATCCTAAAATATCTGGTTGGTAAAATTGTAAGTTTGCGTCTGTTGAAAAATTTGCCATAATAATATTTAGTTGGTGGGGATTTTACTCCCCACCGAAGTTGTTAATTAAAGTGCAGAATCCACTACTACAGTACAACCATTGGCATCTTTAGCGATACCAACACCATATACTACAGTCGCAACTAATTCATCTGCTCTCAAAGAAGCATCACGTTGTGCTTCAATTTTGAACTCTTG